ACCATTTCGAAAGAATTAGGTCCCAAGAACCCCCACCCCCCTTACAAAGGGTGGGGAGGCAACCACTGTGAAGTGGCTGCCTCATACGACGCAAGTCGTACGGTCGTCCTCGTCTTTCGACGAACTGTGAATGTGTTACGGGATGCAGATCCCGATAACGCCGCGTACAAGTGAGCGATGCCCACTTCTCGTCTGTCTCGACCGTAATTACTACGGTCTTCGACAGCCCCATGTTTAAGTTCTTTCCACTCCCAGCACCACAGGCTTTTGGCCCATCGAGTATGAGGAGAGGTCAGAAAATCAGCATGGGCACAATCGACTCGAAACGCAGTATCAGTTATATCGGCGTAAGCCGGTGCAACGTAACGCGTTCGGATTGGAATCGAGTCTCGTAAGAGATCTCGAGCCCATTCAAAAGCAACGGTCGTAAGATCGCTGCGATAGGTCGAATTGTGAAACTTGAAGTAGCTCTCGAGTGAATCGAGAGGGTAATCAAGGTACACTGGGCGTACATTCACGCCTTGCCAGTAGTCTTCCCCACACGATTCACGAAAAGGACCAGACGTAAACGTCTTGTCCGGATTCGTATCGAAACCCAAAGCCCGTAAAAGGGTGATTAAGTCATCGGCACGAGACCCGCGAATCGCTATGTCATCACCATAAACGCGAAAGTCAACATTAGGTTGACCACCGCCTACCGCATGGCAGGCAGCCGCGAATATGAGTGTTTGCAAGGGAAAACAAAAGCCATTCCCCATCGAACAGAATTTTGAATAAGGATAAACCTTATTCTTATATCTGAACGACTTGGACCTGAGTCTATCCAAAAGATAGAACCAGTCCGGGGGAAGAAGGTTCTTAACCAAGCCAATCGAAATGCTATCACTAGCACTCGAAAGGTCAATGGTCGAGAACGTATCGCCTATACCGATAGAACCCTCACGGGCCATCTCGGAGTTACGGAGCTGATTGGTAAGATCTAAATCAACGCGTTTTCGAAGGAAATCGCGCATCGTTAGATCGACACCTTTCTGCAAGTAACCATTAAGGCACGGCTCAATGGCAATAGATCTACGCGTGAGCGTAGTCTTAGGGACGAACGTGATATCGTTATGTTCGACTATAACACAGCGCTCTTTGAACAGTCTTGTGAAAGACTTCTCATCGTTAACATAGACGTCAGGGGACACGAGTAACTCGTGCACCTGTACATGCTTATGAAGCGCATAACGTGCATAGTCAAAGGCAGCGGGAGTGACGGACCAACTAGATAGGAGTTTCCTCTTCTTGTTGGTAGCATTACCGTGTATTCCGACGTTTGCCCCAGGGCCAAAGTCGCATCTATCTGTGATAGCACCAAGATTAGGTGATACCCCCAACACGTAAGTGATGAAGGATCTCATTTTCTCAAGGTGATACTCAGAGGCTCTGAATTCCTGCAAAGGAACGGCAGAGCCGGAGAAGATTGCATTAAAAGCGTCGCATTTCGCTTCGCTTTTAAGAAACTTCTCCCAAGCAGCATCCTCCGCCGCAGCCGCGAGGCCACGGACCGGGAATGGATACTTCTTGATTAGAGCAACTAACTGATTCGCCGAGTAATGACTCTCGGCATCGTCATACACTGTTGACGACAAGGAATCAGCACCCTCAAGTAATTTGCGGACAGTTTCTTTGTTAGTAAGATCAGCCTCTCGTAAAGAGAGGACGAAATCACCAAAGGAACCGAAGCAACTTAGATGAGAGTGAACTCTGACATGCTGATGGACAATCTCCAGGTAAATCCTGAGAGATCGCGCTTTGAGTTTCTTTCCCAAGAAATTCACTTGGGTAGGAATGGGGTCTTTCATTTCGAAAGTCTCCGTTTGATGAACGAACTAAATCCTTAGTAATAAGGATTGTAGCCACAATTGTAGCTATTGCTACAATTGTAATCAACGTATCCCGCACTTTATTAGTACGAGATTTGTTGGTTCTTAGCAAGCGTCTTCGCAGACGCAGAGCTAAGATAGGCGCCAGTGTCGTTCAAAAGCGCGTCCACATCAGCACTAGCGGCACCGACCGGAACGGTAACCTTGATCTCGACCATACCATCACTCGTAGGAGTGAGTGCATTGGTCAAAGTCAGGGTACGCGTCATCTTCGCGGTAACCTTTGCGACTCCAGAGAAGTTACTGACGGGGCTAGGAGCGATACGACGCAGGATGAAATCATCCTTAGTCGTAACAGTCTTGGCCGCGCCAATATACCCTACGGCATTACTGCCATAGGAATCTGCAGAGTACGTTTTGGTGTTGAAAGTAAGGGACAATGGATGTTACTCCGTATAGTTACGTGTGTTGCTGAATAACTTTTTGCCGCGCTTGTTCAAGGCACGGTTGAAGTCATTCAGATGCTTAACGGGAAGTTTCCCGATAAGCAAGGTGACAGCGTCGAGAGCCCGCGTCAAATTGGAAAACTTGAAATCAAGTTTAAAAGCCAACGACGGGGCACCTAAGCCGATAGATCGAGAGTACGATTTCAGGACACGTTTGCACGTGACTGATGTCGGAGCAGAAATCATTGTAAACGTAGATGGGTTAATAATTTCAGAATTATTACCCACCCATATTTGCGTTGATTCCTGTTCTAGC